CTGAAACGTTATCTCCCCAGGGGGTTACGACCAGTTTAACGCCTAAATCACCCATAACAGAAAGTCTATAACCCAAAATGAGCCAGCCTAAAAACGCCGTTAAACGGGTCACACGGGGGCTAACTCAACCGCGCCTACACTCCAAGCCATTGAAAGGTGATTCAAAGGCTCAGGAGGTCATAGACCTGGCTAACGAAATAGGGATGCCTTTGATGCCATGGCAAGAATGGGTATTAAAGGATATGCTCAAAGTGAACGGCAAAGGCGAGTTTCGCCGTAAGTCCGTTTTGCTTTTAGTAGCTAGACAGAATGGCAAAACGCACCTGGCTCGTATGTTGGTGCTGGCTCACCTATTCAAATTTGGCTCCAGGAATGTACTCATGATGGCGCAGAGCCGATCTATGGCTATGGCCACCTTCCGGGAAATTGCTTACATAGTTGAAGGCCAGCCTCAGCTCATGGAGAAGGTTAGGGCTATCCGGTTTGCCAATGGTTCAGAATCTATAGAGCTTAAAGATGGCGCTCGCCTGGACGTGGTAGCCGCTACCCGTGATGGATCGCGTGGCCGCACCGCCGATTTCCTTTGGATTGACGAATTACGAGAAATTTCAGAGGAAGGCTTTAGGGCTGCTACTCCTACCACGCGCGCGCGGCCTAATGCTCAAAGTTTATATACCTCCAACGCTGGCGATGCTTTTTCAACGACCCTAAACACCATGAGAGAGCAAGCTTTATCTAATCCTCCTGACACTTTAGGCTTTTACGAATATTCAGCTGAACCATATACCAAAATAGATTTTACGGAAAAGTTTTGGGGTCAGGTAGCGCAGGCTAATCCAGCTTTGGGCTACACAATTACTAAAGATACGCTCCAGGAAGCCATTTCGACCTCTTCTAAAGAATCCACCATGACGGAGCTTCTCACGCTATGGATTGATTCCCTGCAAAGTCCATGGCCGTACGGGATTTTGGAAAAAACCGCGGATGAATCTATGAAATTGGTTAAAGGTCAGCTCACGGTATTTGGTTTTGACGTTAGCCCTAATAGAAAGCACGCCAGCCTGGTAGCTGGTCAAATTCTGCCGAGCGGCCAAATTGGCCTAGGCATATTGGAGATGTGGAACTCGGAACACTCGGTAGATGATCTCAAAGTAGCCGCAGGTATCAAAAAATGGGCAGATGAATTTATGCCACGGGTGACCTGCTACGACAAATATGCTACGGCTTCCATAGCTGAGCGCTTAAATACCGCTGGCGTGCCGTGTGAGGATATATCGGGTTCTAAGTTTTATACGGCTTGCTCTGATTTTCTCGATGGTTTGGTGAATATGAGAATTATCCACGGTGGCCAGGATGAATTTATAGCCATGATGAATAACGTGGCTGCTAAGACTAATGATTCAGGCTGGAGAATAGTAAAACGGCAATCGGCAGGGGATATTTCAGGGGCAATAGGGGCGGCCATGGTGGCGCACCAGCTTCTCAAGCCTCAATCCGTGCCGCAAATTATCTCAGGCTAGACACGCTATGCCTTGCGGTAAAAGTGCTTGACATTTTGAGAAAATTCGGGCATGGCTCTCCGTGATTTCTTTGTGCGCTCACCTGAAAAGCCTGCGCCTACTTCCACGGCTTCAATTCATGCCCAATATGCACCGGCGGTTATGGATCAGCCGTTTGGTACTTACTGGGGTTCAAATACTTACGGCGGTTTTAATAATTACGCTAATGCAATTTTGCGCCAGGATGCTATGAGCGTACCAACCGTTGCGCGTTGCAGAAATTTACTAGCTGGAACTATTGCCACTATTCCGCTTGATACTTACGACACAAAAACAGGCAAAGAAATTACAAATTTAGTATGGGTCAATCAACCGGACGAACGCCAGCCACGGGCGGTTACTATTGCATGGACTGTAGATAGCCTATTGATGTATGGCGTGGCTTATTGGAAAGTAGTAGAAGTTTATAAGGAAGACGGACGGCCTGCTCGTTTTGAATGGGTGCAGAATGATCGCGTAAGTATTAAATATAACAAATGGAATACTGAAGTAGATTATTACACCGTAAACGGTGAGCGTCTGCCTATGAATGGCTTGGGTTCACTCGTTACATTCCAAGCACTAGACCAGGGATTACTTCTTAAATCTCAATCTACAATCCGAGCTGCTATTGATATCGAAAAAGCTGCTGCTATCGCCGCTCAAACCCCTATGGGTTCTGGGTTCATTAAAAATAATGGAGCGGATTTACCGGATGGGCAAGTACAAGGCATTTTAGCGGCTTGGAAACAAGCTAGACAGTCGCGCGGTACTGCCTATCTTACTTCTACTTTGGAATTTCAAAATATTTCTTTTAATCCTAAAGACATGATGTATAACGAAGCTAAACAATATTTGGCTACTGAACTTTCTCGCGCGTGTAATGTGCCTGCATATTTGGTAGATGCTGAAACTTTCCGTGGAATGACATATCAGAATATTATTGACGGCCGAAAAGAATTTATGGCCTACTCACTAGCTCCATTTATTACTGCTATTGAGGACAGGCTTTCAATGGATGACCTAACGCCTCGCGGTACTCGCGTTCGTTTTGCCGTTGATGAAACTTTTTTGCGTGTAGATCCATTAACCAGGCTTCAAGTAACAGAAAAATTACTGGAACTTAATTTAATTTCACTAGACCAAGCTAAAGAAATGGAAGGACTGGCACCTGATGGAAATGACACCTATACACCTGAAGTTTAGTAGTCCGATAGAGGCCGCAGATGCTTCCCGTCGGATTATTTCTGGAGTAGTCGTACCTTTTAACAAGGTAGGCCATACCTCAGCTGGAGCTGTAGTTTTTGAAACGGGTTCTATTCAGATTAAAGATACTGCAAAGATTAAGTTACTCGCTCAGCATGAGCCTACTAACCCAATCGGGCGCGCTATTGCTTTTCAAACTTCCGATAATGCCATTACTGGATCATTCAAAATTAGTGCATCACAAAAAGGGCAAGATTATTTAATTCTTGCATCAGAGGACTTAATTGGAGGCCTTTCCGTGGGAGTAGATGTAATTGCTTCAAAGCCTGGCAAAGATGGAACTCTCTACGTCCAACAGGCGGTACTTCGTGAAGTATCTTTAGTGGAATCTCCTGCCTATACGGATGCAATCGTTACCCAGGTGGCCGCGTCAGCTCAAGATGCTGAAATGGCTGAAACAGTCGTGGAAAACACAGAGCGCGACTTGATTAATCAAATTTCTGAGGCAATCGGCAAACTGAAAACTATTCAGGATGTTGAAGATGCTTTAGAAGAAACCGAAACCGAAACCGAAAGTGAGGCTCCTATGTCTAACGACACAGCCGCAACAACTGAGGCATCAGCAGAAGCCTCACGTCCAACGATTAAGGCCTCAACGCCTTATATCTCCACCACAGTACGCCACGGGATTACTTCCAAGGGTAGCTACGTCCAACACAAGATCAAGGCTGCTCAGGGAGATGAAACTTCTCGCCTATGGATTTCTGCAGCTGAAGATCCTGCAAATATCACCGCAGCAGACACAATGAGCACTAACCCAGCTTTTAACCCAATTCAATACATGAAGGAATTTGTATCGAATACAAACTTTGCACGTCCAGCCATTGATGCCGCAAGCCGTGGCGTTCTACCTTCAAACGGTATGACGTTTTCCGTGCCTTCGCTGGTCACTTCAGCTGGCGGCGGCTCTTCAGTAGCTCCAACCGTAGCCGCTACTGCAGAATCCGGTACTCCTTCAAGTACTGCCATGACTTCCGCATATCTCACCGCTAACGTGACAAAGTATGCAGGCTCCCAGGTCATCTCATTGGAACTTCTTGAGAGATCAGATCCTATTTTCTTTGATGAACTCGCTATCCAGCTTGAGCGTGCTTACCTTGCTGCAACAGACCAGGCATTTATTGCTAATCTAACTTCTACAGGTACACAGGCGACAGGTGTAGCAGCTACTTCGGCAGGACTTATCTCCTACGTTTCTACAGAGTCAGCAGCCGCATACGCTGGTACTTCATACTTTGCTAAGAATCTCGTAGCTGGAGTTGGACAATGGGCTGCAATCATGGGTTACACAGACTCAACAGGCCGTCCAATCTATACTGCTTCTCAGCCTTGGAACGCAGCTGGTAACTCTGCTCCTACTTCAATTAAGGGTAACGTCATGGGACTCGATTTGTTCGTGGATCATAACGTGGTATCTACTCTTATCGATGAATCTGCCTTTATTCTCGCTCCTGAAGCAGTTACATGGTACGAATCACCTACCTCATATTTCTCGGTCAATATCGTAAATAATATGCAGGTTCAAACCGCTATTTATGGCTACGGCGCAGCTCTTACAAAGATCCCTGCTGGTATCCGTCGCTATAACCTCATTTAATCTCCTGGCCAGGTACTCGCCTACCTGGACAGGTTAAAACTTATACGAAAGGAATCCGCATATGGCTGCTACTTATGTAACGTCAGCTGAACTCAAAGCTAATTTGGGTATCGGTACGCTATATGCGGATTCCATCGTAGAAACTGTTTGCCAAACGGCGCAGGATTTATTAAATTCTTTTTTATGGTTTAACTCTTATCCCGTCGTAGGAGTTACCACCCAAAACGGAAATGGCATTGCGGTTTTATCGGTGGCTTCAGGTTTTACTACTGGCCAAACGATTCACCTGCAAAATTGTGGCTCGGTATATAATGGCGATCACGTTATTACGGCTACTTATCCATGGACTAACGGTTCCGGGTCATTTCCGTATTTTTCTTTTTTTCCATTTAACCAATATAACTTTCCTCGGGGTTATCAGCTTGTTCAATTTGTTTTGGCTCAACCTGATGACAATTACCATTTAATAGTGCCTTATGGTGCTGCTTTGGGACCTGAATATAAAGAAAGTAGCTATCAATTAACGCCAGCAATTCGTGAGGCAGCTATGATGATAGCCGTAGATATTTGGCAAGCTCGCCAGCAATCTTCCGTCGGTGGAGTGTCACCGGATTTTGCTCCTTCACCATACCGCATGGGTAATCAGCTTATGGGACGTGTACGCGGCCTTATTGCTCCATATATTTCACCTAGGGGAATGGTGGGCTAATGACTTCCATAACTACCCTAAGAAGTACGCTCGCCACGGCTTTATCTAATCCTTCATTATGGCAGGTATTTTCATATCCTCCTGCTTCGCCTATTGCCAATTCAATCGTTATTTCTCCTGATGATCCGTACATGGAGGCTAATAACAATATGTACGCGACTATTAGCCCTATGGCTAATTTCAAATTAACTATTTTTGTACCTCTTTTTGATAACCAGGGTAATCTTTCGAATATAGAAGATTTCTATGTGGCTATTTGGCAAATAATGGCAGCGTCTTCATTATCGGTAAAATGGGGAACTATCTCCGCTCCATCGCCTTCAAGTACCGAAACCGGACAAATGCTAACCTCAGATATTTCAATTTCAATACTCACAGACTGGAGCTAAACATGGGACAATATGACAACCTTTCACAAGAAAATAAGGATTTTCTAGTGCTAGTAGGGCAATTAGATGCCGATACACCTGCTCCAAAGGCCACAAAAGCCGCACCTATTGTTGATGTACCAGCAGAATCAACAGAAACTAAAGGAGCGTAATCATGGCCGTATTTCTAAATAATCTCGTAGGGTTAAAGATTAACTCCGTTGATCTCTCTAACCACGTTAAAAGTGCAACTATTACACGTCAGTTTGATGAACTGGAAACGACCACCATGGGTGCAACAGGTCATACTTTTGTAAAAGGCCTTGAAAATTCAACTCTCCAGGTAGAATTTTTGAACGATACCGCAGGTTCAAGCGTACTTCAGACGCTTCAACAATATTGGGGTTCAGTTGTAGGCTTTACTATGGTGCAAACTACGACTTCAGCCGTATCAGCTACCAATCCGCTCTATAGCGGAAATATTCTCGTTAACCATACAACGGATATTAATGGCACAGTAGCTGACCTTAGCACGCAAAGCATTACCTTTACTATTTCAGGTGCTACCGCAGTAGCTACAACAGGAACATTCTAAGGAGTAGAAAATGGCCGTATTTTTAAACAATAACGTAGGCGTAAAAATCGCCACTATTGACCTATCCGACCACGTTAAAAGCGTGACCATTACCCGTCAGTTTGATGAGCTCGAAACCTCGGCTATGTCCGTCACCGGTCATACTTTTATCAAAGGTTTGGAATCTTCGACTATTGCTATCGAATTTTTGAACGATACGGCTACTTCCAGCGTGCTTCAAACACTTCAAACTAACTGGGGTACAAATGCCGCTTTTTCAATTATTCAAACCAAAGGCACGGCGGTAAGCGCAAGCAATCCGACCTATCAGGGTCTTGTCCTCGTAGATCATACTACCGACATTAATGGCACGGTAGCCGACCTCGGTACTCAGAGCATTACCTTTACGGTATCGGGTTCAATCACGGTATCGCCTTCAAACGCTTGGTAACTACTAACTAAAGGAGCAATTAAGTGCTAAAACTACAAATAACTAGGGCGAGCGGTGAAGTGTCGGAGCACTTAATCACGCCAGCCGTTGAATACGCTTTTGAAATCTATGCGAAAAAAGGTTTTGGCAAAGCGTTTTCAGAGGATGCTAAGCAGTCTGATGTTTATTGGCTTGCCTGGGAGTGCCTGCGCAAGTCTGGAGAAACTGTACCTATGTTTGGGCTTCCATTCGTTGAAACTTTAACGGAAGTTAAGGTATTAGATGCTGAAGTCCCAAACGCCTAGAGCGCGACACCTTCACCCATACACTAGCCATTTTGGCAGTACGAACGGGTATCGCGCCTAGGGAGTTTATTAATATGGATCGTGAAATGATAAACGCCATTATTGACGTTTTACGGGAAGATGCTAGAAGGGCTGAAGATGCCAGTAGAGGTAAAAGGACTCGTTGAACTGCGTAAAGCTATGCGCCAGTTTGAGCCAGACCTTGAAAAAAACCTGCAAAAACAGGTTAGGGCAATTTTAAAGCCAGTAGTAGCGGAGGCTCGTAGCTTTGTTGATACCAACCCTAAAGGCCTTTCAAATTGGATGGCAACTAAAGGTAAAGGCAAGCAAATTACTAAAAGTACGTCAATGTTTCGCAGGGGATCATTTCCTTTATTTAACCCATCCGCAGTAAAGGCCGGTATAACGTATTCGATTAAGCCTACGCGTCCTAATCGTAATGGCTTTGTATCGGCCTTTCAGCTGGTCAATAAAACTCCTGCTGGCGCTATATATGAAACCGCAGGTACAAAACACCCAGGCGGTCAGCCATGGCAGGGAATGGCCAAAAATTCACAAAAACAAGGATCTAAGTTTTTTGGTAAAGCTATTTCAGGTAGCCGCGTCAGCCATTCATTTAACCCAAACGCAGGAGCTCATTTCATTGAAGCTTTGGGCGGCGATGGCAATTTAGAAGGCTATAAAAAGAAACGCGGTAGGCTTCTTTATCGCGCCTGGGAGCATAATAACGGGCGAGCATTAAGCTTTATTTTGAGAGCAGTTAAAGATTCTGAGGCAGAATTTAACCGCCGTCAGTCAGCCGTACAAGTAAGAAAGGCGGCCTAAATGTCTATCGTTATTGACATTATTACCACCCTTAAAGGTGGACAAAATATTAAGCATACTAACGATTCTTTAGAAAAATTGGCTAAAACGGCCAAAACCTTTACAAACAGTTTTTTAGTTGAACAAGTCATTACAAAATCTTTAGATGCTTTTAAAGCCGAAACTACGGCAATTACTACTTTAACTAACTCCCTGGCTAATCTTGGAATAGCCTATAAAGACATTCAACCGGCGGTAGAAAAAAATGTAGATTCTATGGCTAACCTTGGCTTTAAATCTACAGATTCGCTAGATGCTTTAGCGAAATTAACTACTGCTTTAGGAAACCCTGCCAAAGCTTTAGAAGTATTAAGCACCACGGCAGATTTGGCTCGTTTTAAAAATCAATCTTTGGGAGAAACTGCTACCCAGGTATCTAAAGCTATTACAGGTAATTCTCGCGCTTTTGCAGATTTAGGCTTAAAAGTAGATAAACACCTTACACCTCAAAATGCTTTTAATAAACTTATAGATCAGGCTAAAAGCAAAGTAGGAGGATTGGCAGCTGCTTATGGTAAAACTGCTGCTGGAAGTTTAGACATATTAAGCGCCAAAACAGAGCAAGCCAAAGCCAAATTAGGTGAAGGATTAGCTCCAGTAGTAATAGCCCTATCTAGTGCTGGCTTAAAATTGATTCCGGTACTTACTGAAATTTCTTCTCATATAGGAGCTTATGCTGCCGTAGCAGCTGGTATTTACCTTATCGCAAGCGCTATTACGGCTGCTACTGCTGAAACTGAGGCTCTTTCCTTTGCGCTATTAAGTAATCCGCTATTCCTTGCTATAGCAGCCGTCGGAGGCGTAGCCGCTTTGGTGGCTTATGCCTCTAAAAATCAAACGAAACCTACGGCCTCAAAAATCACGGCAGGAGGCCGCGTATCCGGTCAAATTCTTAATTCTCAAATGGAAGATGGCAGCATTAAAAAAGTTAAAGAATTTAACGAACAAACTAAAAAATTAAGCACTACCAAAAAACAATTATCCGCTTCAGATGCTTTTTTGGCCAAATTGCAAAAACAATGGGCGGAAGATGCAGCTAAACAAGCTGCAGCAGCGGCAAAACAAGCCGCCGACAAATTAAAACTGGATAGAGCCTCTTTAGCCCTAAAACAAGCGTCAAAAACCCTAGATTTGCAAGCTATCGAAATCGCCGCGGCTTTAAAAAATCCTAATTTGTCTAAGCATGATAAAGATGCTCTCAAGCTCCAGCAAGCCATTTTAGACCAAAACGCAACGGCGGCTACAACGCTGGCAGATCAGATAAAGGTATTAACGGATGCCGAAAGCAATTTAAGCCAGCACCTAGCTACTCCGCTGCCTGAAGTTAATAATCCTTTTCAAACCCTTACAGATGGCGCAACCGCCGCTATGAACGCCATTAAAGATTTAACCAAGGCTCAGGCAGCTAGTTTCCTATCCAATACAGTACCAAATATGCCTAACGGCTTGCCTTTTTTCACGGGAGTACGTCCAGGGGATGTAACCCCTAGCAATTCGTCAGGTTTTAATCTAGGTACTTCAACGCCTCCTGATGCTGGAACTCCATCCATGAGCGGAGGCATTACCCAATCGGGGCCAATTATTTACGTCCAGCCAGCAATCCAGGTTAATTTAGATGGTTCAGTTATTACCGATGCCGTAACCCTTCAACAGATTCAAAATACCGCTTCAGGCGTTGCTGGATCATATAATAGAACCCAGACATTCGCCTACTAAAATGATACCTAATTCACCATATCCATACACTTTTACGGTTCAATTTGATATTTCAAGCGGTTCAACGTGGGGCGGCGGCTTTATTTTAAGCGTATCGCAATTAAATATTGGGTCTTTTACTTCCGGAAATTCTTATGACATAACTTCCACCGTTCAAAAAATAGATATTTCGGGCGGTTATGATCTTCTACAAGATCAATTCAATACTAATAAAGGCACCATACGGGTATTAGATAAAACGGGTTTGTGGAATCCACAAAATACTTCTTCACCTTTTTATGGCCAATTAGTACCGCTTAGAAAATTAAGGCTTTACATAAATGCCGTGGATTCAAATGGCAACGTTTTGCAATCCTTTTTATGGGGTACATATTTTACTATTGGCTATAACTATTCCTATCCTCAAAATCAAGCATTTGGTTATGTTGATATTGATATTATGGATGCTTTTCGTATTTTTAATATGACTTCTATTTCTACCCTTTCTGGAGCTGTTGCTGGAGAAACTACGGGAGCAAGAATTAACCGTATTTTGGACGCTATTTTATGGCCTACCGCTTTGAGAGATATAGCCACCGGAGATCACACAGTAGGAGCCGACCCTGGCACAAATCGCACGGCTTTAAGCGCTCTTAAAAACGTAGAATTTGTGGAGCAAGGTGCTTTTTTTGTGAATAATGATGGTAAAGCCACTTTTTTATCGGCCACGCAATTAATGCAAAAAAATAATGGTTATAGCACCACGGGTATTGGACTTCAATGGCTGCAATCGGTGACGGATTATGATAAAGATTTAATAACTCCGCAGCTATATAAACAACAATACCAAAAAGCGATAATGGCTTTTGATGATAAATTAATCATTAATCAGGTCACAGCCCAAAGAAATGGCGGCACGGCTCAAACAGTTTCAGATACCACCTCAATAAATACGTATTTTCCCCATACCATTCAACAAAATAATCTTGTTGGTTATGACGATAATGAAATGCTTAACCTAGCTGGAGCCTATGTAGCCACCCGTAAGGACACCACTATCCGTTTTGACGGTTTGACCATTGATTTTACCCAACCTTTTTGGGCTTATAATTGGGGTTCAAGCCTACCGCCTATTTTTACCTCAGCTTATGCAGATTTACAGGCTATAAAAATGACCAATAGCCAATATAATGGGGCAAGCGTGGTATCTAAAATTCTTCAAATAGTAGGGTCTAATATCCATATGACTCCGACACAATTTACCCTAACCCTGACTACCTCGGAAAGCCTCCTG